TAAACTTTTAGTTAACTAGAGTGAACAGTTCGAAAACCAACAAAAACCCCGCATATGGCGAGGACAAAAAGAAATTGAATTCGCACTGAAATGCAGTGATAAAGAAGTTTAACATGTAAAAACTCTGCTTATTTCACTAAAGTAGTATATATATAATGAATGTGTTATTTACTGGCTAGGATGGTCAATAGCAACCTCCACTGTCGATCTAAGACAGGGCTTGTTTGATACCAATAAGGGCCACTCCAGGAGCAATTCCGTGGAGAGAAGGAGCTGGCGGATATAACATGCCATAACTAAATGAGTCTGCCGTATTGCAGTACACCATAAAAGTTGTATCCTTCGCGGCCGTGCTACTGATTCGCACGCCGGGGACTCCCACCTGTTCGTAACTCGTGACTATACACGGTTGTTCTGAACCAGGGGGTCCGAAGATGTCGGGGGTGAGCATAAATGCTCGAGGAGAGTAGTAAGGAACGGTTGCTGACGCAGGCATCGCTCTCAGATTCACAGGTCTATAGGTAGCACCTGCACCGAAAGCTGTGCACATTGGAGTTGTCACAACTGCTCTGGCGTTGTCAGAGCCCGAGATAGGGGTATTCACCGCTTTCTGGACTGTCGATCTATCAATAACATTCGCCATTACTATGCCCATGCTTTCGCTACCAACCACATTTCCATCATCATAGCTTTCGCCAATAGACAGAACAGTGTAGGTAACCTCACCTCTCCAAGTGAGATAGATTCGCGAGATATAATTCGCAAAACAAGCAGGGCCCAAGGGTGGACGAGACTTATTACGTTTGTTAGGACCGTAAATAAGAACGTCCGGGGACACAGTTTGCACATTGTAGGGCATATTTGAAAACAAAGAAACGATAACTGTGTCCTGTGTAAGGTCGTTTGTCTGTTTGTGTTTGGCAAGATAAGTGGGTCGGCGAGTGAGATCACAAATTTCATTAATAGTCTCGCCGAAGAATTCACCCGATTGAAGTTCCAGCTCATCCTCTACTACATCATTAGGAAGAATATCACAATAAAGTTGACCACCAATACCAGTATTCATCAAATCATGAGTGGAAGGCCGAGCAAACTCAAAGTCCTTCCATCCCACATTCACCAACACATCAATGGGTCTAATGCCACCTCCAATCGAAAAAGATGTTAGGGGATTAATTACATACACCAAAAGGGTGCCATTAGTAGATAAAACGTCAGTCATCGAGATCGAACTGTTGAGATAATATTCGGGACAAAGAAAAGGGATTTCGAAGGAGGATTCTGTATTTCCATCAACTTCGACTACATGGGTCCTAAAATTAGCCAAATCAGAGAGTACAACTGATCCACCCACTGGATAGGGTGCTTGGTCTGAAAACATTGCCTCTGAATCACCCGGAATCCAAGTAAAGCCAAGATAGGCCTTACTGAATGCCTGAGCTATCACATGCACGTCCACAACACAAGTTCCTCTCCAGTAATTGAAACAATTGGACATAAAAGAAGCGTAAGTATGCATATTTGTCGCCTGTGACGTGTGTCCCAACCCGTGGTCTCCTGTTGGATCAGTGTATTGATATTTTTCGGTACACGGCACGTTCCACGGTGCCACCGCCCACTGCATCAGAAGAGATCCCGCCGCCTGAGTGTTGTCGAACTGTCTCCACATAATCAATTGTGATTGAGAGACGATATTACTAATCGACATATCCTCAACGGACACAGGCTGTCCTTTACCTACAGGAATGATCGAATTATTTGTCTTAACACCCAAATGTTTCACCTCATCAAGACCATCTGAGTGATTCAGATCTTTCCATGCATTCATAACTCTCATAGGGAGAGTACGAGTTGCTGGTTTGTCCAGATTAAAGTGCTTGAGTACAGATGATACTGAGTCAGACAAGAATCCTGCGGTAGAGGCGAATGTGGAAAATGGTAGATTTGTTCGGCCAAGGCTAGAAAAGGCCGTCCCGAAATGACCAGCAACAGAGGAAAGCATCTCCTTAGAGCGCCCCTCTGAAACCGTACGAGATTGCAGAGTCAACTTTGGTAGAGGTTGTTTTCCCGCCAAAAGTCGACTCTGCGCCACCATATTCACCACATTCTTGGGACTACACCAGTTGCGTTTATCCTCCGTCACCTTAAGTACAATTGGCACTGAGGGATCCATAGCGGTCATGTAAGACCCATCATGATAGACATCACCCAAGGTAATGTCCTTCACATTGGCCCAAACAGACACACTACAGATATCCAAATTGTCATCAACTACAAAGGGCGAAACAACATAAACTGCAACTATTCCGTTCGAGATCATCGAAACGGACGGGCCAGCCCCCGAACCATACGGGGAAACTGTATCCCACGACACATTACTATCGAGAATATCAAAAGCTCTACGGGGCATAAGAAGGGGCAAATCTAAAGTATAAACACCATTTTGGGTAGGATGGATATAAACCTTATCACGCACACCAGACAATCGCACTAGACTTTGAGTATGACTCATCTCTCCAACACGATTAACAGGAATCCAAACAGCCACCAGTCTACCTCCCATAAACGCATTTCCCGTCACACGAAACGTGAGGGAAGACGTCGCTGTGAAATAGCGATAACCATTCAGCTTACTACGCACTTGCTCTGTCGCTAAAAGTTCTCTAAGAGGATCGACAGTGAAAAGCAGCTGTCCTCTAATATCGTTACTAGTCCACCCAAAACGGGCAATATTATGCGGTCGCTTAATAAAAGAAATGAGATCCTGGGAAATATCGGACATCATGGGATCAGCAGAGAAATCAGGCTGAATTGCGGCATCGGTAGTAACCGTTTGCTCGAAAGTCGTGATTTCCTGCTGAACCTCAACACTGTCCATCTCTCCCACTTCGGCAACACCCGCATGATGAATAAGGCGATAATCTGAGATCTTACTAAAGTCTGACTCGACAAAATCTGTCGAACAAACTTGACTAAAAGAGGTAGTGGCTATTGTATTGATACCCTGCTGATGTGCACCCCCTTGCACCACAAACACTTTACGTTTCCCATCTCTACTAGGAAGCGTCTCCGGTCGGTCATTACCAGCAAGTACAGCATATTGAAGAACCGCCTCGCCCTGACCTGCTATATCCAAGACTCCCTCAGTAGTCATACCAGCAAACTGGTTCTTGACATAGAGGGGCTTCGATGCAGAGGTTGAAACGATGACGGCAGGGGTATTGGAGACAGTTACAGGAACGGTGCCAGAAATAGTTACTTTAGTAGGCGAGAAATTGTCATAGCCGTTTTGCAGATAACTCCGCATGGCTGTGACATTACCCACCTTCACACACGAATCTCCAACTTTCACAACATAAGGCTCCATGTTCTTAACTGAAGGCCAAATATTAGAGAGATGAACATTACACGAACCCGTATTGTCTCTCGTTGACAAAATAGCAGAGCGAGTTGCTGCAGAATCCTGACTAATAGCATAAGTATAAGTGGCTATTGCCTGAGAATTATCACGAACAACAGTCATAACAGTGAGAATCTTGTTAAGGAGATCCTCTACTTTGGTGAGATCAGTCGGGGGGTTAGGGGTACCAGTAAGTCCAGATAAATTAAAATTGTCAATTATTGTTCCAAGATTGTTAGCTACCAAATTACTACTAGGGGCCATGGTAATCGGTCTACCTAGAGGATATTCTTGAAATAGAGATAAGATAGAAGATGGAGACGCGGGAGTAAGAAATGTACTAAAACCTCTCGCTATTATGGCTCTATTACCGATCACATCATCAACTAAATTCGAATGCAGGGAAAGTTGGCCTAGTCATAGACCAACACGCTCACGGGTCATCTCATCGAACTTCACACGCATCGCCTCATTAACATCACCCCACATTGGGAATCCTTCCGCTGCAAGCACTAAGCCATCTCGTCTGATCTCGTGCTCTGTTGCCAGATTGGGATCAATCCCCACTTGGGTGAGGAGACGACAAAACTCTGCTCTTGCCACTCGGAAATCCTCCACACCTCGAAGATGATACTCCCTCAACGCTGAATCTACTGCGGAGAGAAACAAATCACCATTCTTGGTCCAACACAAGGGCGCCAGGATATCCTCTTCAGACATCACTGCCGCACAACCGAGCACATGCTTCTCGAACCCTCGCTTGAGGAAGGTTACTGTGGAGATATTCTGTTGCTCTTCAATCTCACCGTTCTTGGTGGGAGGTTGAATAGCAATTCCATACGCATTAAGTGCTTTTTCCATTCGCGAGTAAGTGAGGAAATCTTCGCAGAATTGGGGTATTCCAACGATGGTATCGTCACCATAACACGCTAGACGGAAACGGTCAGTCCTTGTTTGGTGGGCTTTATAATTAAGACCCTCCTCATCACACACGTCCATCATCGCTACAGTAGCGTAGAGAGCATTCACCAGTGAATTGATCGTCACAGTGAGAGGGTTTCTACTAGGGTTACCCATTTTGGGAGCATAAAAGAACCCATCACTGATATGAACACTATCACTCATCGCATCAATCACATCTCCCACAACTCTACTCCACTCTCGCTCTGAAAGATCATCACTAGGGAAATACCCCTCAAATCCATTACGTCCAATTTTAGGAAGAACCGCATACAGACTCCATAGCACTTCACGTATTACCTCAGTAGGCATCCGCTTATCGAACTTAGTGTAATCCCATGTGATATACTTCCGAGACTCATAATCTACTCCTCCAATATACTGCGCAAGTTCCAACCACTCCTTTGGTGAATGGGGGTTAATACCCACTTTTCCAGGATGGAAGGAACGCGAAGCAACGAAGGCGTGATTAACATCGCCAAAGATCATTCGCACCATGACACTCGCCTCCAAACTATACGAGTTAAAAACTCGGGGAGAGTCGACTTTGTGTTTCGCCCTGGTCTCATCTTTCAAACAATCCGTCACCACAAACGCATCTCTCAGTCCTCCACCACGCAATGATTGGTTGACAAGTCGACGAATATTACCCTCCAAAGTTGCACCTACTCTCACTGATCCATACTTACTTGGACCTCCTTCAGCAATCAACTCTGGCTTCCGCTTCTTGTCAGCCACACCACACGCATTATGGGGAAAACCAGGGGAGGTAGTCATGTCCATCTCAGGAAAATAGGGTAAGTCTTCCACACCAAACACGCCCTCATCCACTGTACGATAGTAAGCGCAGTGTGAGGATCCAAGTTCTTGCCAGATAGCATGCTTGAGAGTAGTGAAAACTTCCTTCTTCGCCGCAGCCCAGTTCTTACTCTGGTGGATCGTCACGAGTCCACGGTTTCGGAGAGACTGGTCGATAAGAGGCTTGTAACCAGCATTAGGTCGTAAATTGGCTGGAAACTTCGTGTGGAATTGAGAAGGGAGAAGATGGCTAATTGGAGAGGGTTTTATACGGGACTGGAAATTGTTCCGAGGAACAATCGCGGGGTTCGCTCGCACCATTGGCACGAACTCACAGTCCTTGGTGTTAGTCACAATCGCCTTCGCTCTCATAAAACTATTCTCCATCTGTGCTGTTGAAGAAGTATTTGGCGGGAGTAGAGGTTGTATACCACTCCTAGTTGGAATCCACCATCCTTCATCGAGCATCTCAAACAAATCGATATTTTGACTCATCACCGTATGCTCCTCCTTCGGGTCTAGTTCATCCTCCTCTTCCGAGTAACCACCAGATTGATAGTACAGGGTGTCCACACTCTCCCACTTCTCCATTTCCATCATAGTGTACACACGATCATCACGTCCACTGAAAGCTCCTGTAAGCACGCCACAAATACTCCATCGACCATTCTTCTCACTCACAAGTACGCTACCACTATCACCTTTCTTCGAAACATCCTTGCCCAACAAACTCTCCACAGGGATATCTCTCGGTATATACTCTGAATCGCCCAGGGTTCGCACACACATTACACGGAAAGTATTCATCGTCACAAGACTCTTGCTCGTGTTTGCATCCAGTGTCAATCGGTAATAGTTACGTCCTTCAACATTCTGGAGATCAGGCGATGATTGCAAATGACGGGTAAGGTTCTTCACACCCTGGAAATCCTTACTAAAGGATTTTCCTCTAATCAAAGCAATATCGGCATCATCATACGCAACAATCTCATACTCCTTAGGAAGATACAGAATTCTTTCACCATGCATAAACACGGCAATCGCATCCCACTCACCAGTAATAACGTGCTTAGCGGTAAGAATCGTATCATCTCTCAGGAATATTCCTTTTCCATGCACTTTCACCTGCCACTTCTTGAGATCTTCCACTTCTCGCTCATCCACTGGTTTCTTCATCATCCACAACTCCACGCACTGATCGTAGAATTTCTGCGGTATCGATTGCTGTTCAGAGACTGGAATCCATCGCTCCCTCGCGTGTTCCTCTCCAAATCCAGAATGATGCACAACAGAAAAAGTTGTTTTCACCGGAACAGGCGTTTTCTTCTCTCGAATCACGTTCGGTATTTTGCGAGTATCGGATGATGAGACCAGCTCAGAGGCTGCAACTGAACGGCGATATTCTCCATTCTTTGCTGCAGTAACGATCTTTCCAATCTTCTTAGCCGCAACATATCCTCCACCCATAGCAGTGACAGCCGCAGCAAAAGTAAGGCACATCTTAACTCCCGACAGTAGGTTCTCACTCGACATGGCAATCTTCGCACACTCCTTAAGATGAGTGGGCACAGTGACAGTCATCGTTCTCTTCATTTGTCGATACTGTGCCTTCCACCACGATTCTTTTCCATGGACCAGTGAGGGAAACTCGAAATAATCATCAAATCCATCCTCGAAATGCGGCATTTCAGCTTCACAGGTGTATCCTTTCACATCCGCAATATTCTGACCACTGGAAATCAAGAAATCGTCTAATGTTGCGGAATTTTCCACAACTTTCCGAATCTCTTCCTTCTCCTCTCGCAGTTTCGCACCTCTCTCCGAACACTCCTTCATTATTTTCTCCATCACATCATCAACCCTCCAACTTGCAGCAAATTCACGCAGGGGAGCTTGAGATTTCGTTCTCATCACTCCCTTAATAATCCGCCTAAACCAGGGATTCTCCTGTGCGACGACTTCAACCTCTTTTACTACGATAGAATCGTATACGTGACGAGGGAAATCAAGTCGCACACCTCCGAGGAACATCTTCATTTGGTGGTTCCAAACCACAAAATCGGGATGCCACGGGATCGTCACAGGATGGCACCTATCGCTCAGCTGCCTTTTGTATGGTAGAAGTGTAACGAGCGATGTCATCACATGGGTGGGTGCATTCCCACTCATAGCTTCCAACCAAACAGGTGGCACCGGCACATACTGGAATGCAGGGGGCGCATTTACGCGATTTTCCTCCTCTTCTGCAAAATCCAGTTCAAAGTGCATCATATCCTTCAACACCTCATCCTTCAGCTCCTGGTACGTCATCTCCTTCTCCACCACTTTCAATGAGGGAGTCACATGCTTCACTTTGAAAACATACACCTCATCCAGCGGTCGTCCACGAGCCTTATCCACATCAATCATTGACATCTTAGCTCCAGGCTCCACTTTCATCTCATCCTTCACATCCAGTGTTATAATGAAGTGCATACGTCTCAGCACCGCATCATTACTCTGCATTCGCCCAAACATCTTAGCCTTCTCAGTCACACTCACGGGATCCAAATCCTTATTAGTAGTAAGAACCATCATCCGGGAAGTAAACAACATTCCCTTCTGGTTATTATCACTCATATTGAGATGGTACGGACGAGTCTCAACCATATCCTGAAACTCATGAGCATCTTGAGTAAGAGCTTCGGGATCATCCACGGCAAACATATCATCCACGCCATAAATGACCTGTCCATGATAACCAGAGACGAACTCGTCAGATGAGTTTCGATTGTAGAAGTCGGCTGGAGTAATCGATCGATTCAGAGCACGCGACATAACCTCCATTGCGAGGCGAGTTGAAACATGGGTCTTTCCAATTCCAGCTCGTCCAGGAAACATGAGTGTAACAGGTTTTACTCTCCGCTGTCCATCAGTTAAAGTTTTATGGGCAGTATCCAGCAACACCTTATACATAGTCCACACTCTCGCGAAAGCCTGCACACAACTCTGGTTCTTGAGATCGGCTAGAGCAAATCTTCTATTCAACTCCGCTCCACGTGCCGCATGATCAACCACTTGCTGTGCATGTGTTCGACTAGTATTCACGAGAGAGAAAAGAGTTGCAATATGCACATCTGCCTCCTTCATCCACTTGTCAGAATCACGCGCAAGG